TCAGCCAAAGCACGCAAGGTTGGCATATGCTCATTCAAGTCGCGAGGCTGCTGCGAAACCCACCTATACACCTCCTCCAGGCTGTAGGTGTTTGTAGGCTGTGGTTGCAAAACTGGTCGACCACTAGCACTGGTTAGAACAGCCGAGTTCACCGTGAAGTTGACTGGATCGGCAACAATCTTCTCCCAGACTCCTGGCTTCATTCCTTGAGAAGCGAAGTGGGATCGAATCTCCTCTAGGTCTCTGCCTAACTCCAAGAAGCCAAGAACGTAATTGCGAATCTTATCCTCTTGAGTCAGTGTGTATCTGACACCGTTCGGCCTAGCAAACCGATGGTTCCAAACCAAGAATGGTAAGCACATGGTCTTGTGTCCATGCTTACGGTACTTCTCGTGGATATAACCTTCCTCGCCACCAAACGCTCGAAAGTGTTCATTGAATCCAAGCCATGCTTCTTTGCGACATGTAAACAGTCCGAGCCCTTGAGCAGGTATCTCAAACGGTTCATCGTCTGGGCTACCAGCAGCCAGCTTGTAGCCTCTGGCAAGTAACTCCTGAACAGAACCAAAGTAGTCAAGCTTAGGTAAGCCCCACTCCTCTGGAACAGGAGTCATCTCTGGATTCAAAATAAAGTAGCCAGCTTTGCCATCTTTTTCGTGAACTGTAAAGTAACCATGTTCACACTTCCACGCTGTTCCCCAGATGCCCCACATCTGATCTCGCCACCTGAGATCGAAGTGAGTGTAGGACCAATTAAGCTGATCTAGGATCATTGGCCCCTGGTAAAGATCCATAGTGTCTGGATGCTGACGATACCACTGCTTGAGCCGAGCTATTGCTTGAGATGCCAACAGAACGTGACAGTCCATGCACAACACAATGTCGCCGGTCGCTTCTCTAAAGACTCGCTCTCGCGTTTGCGTTGTACCACTGGCTCCTTGCATTGGTATGTATCGAACACCAGTTGACTCACAGAAGTTCTTGACAGCGTTACCCTGAGCAGTTCCAGGGCTATTATCAACAACTATGATTTCATCATCAGGCGATAAACTCTGGTGCATCCTCAGAGATTGAACGGTAAAAAACACTCCATCGAAGTCTTCATAAGTTGCCATTCCGATAGTCAGTTTCATATTGCCTCACTAAAAACCTGGGGGAGGTGACGGGGGAGATCCTGTAGTCCCAGCGCTAGTAGTAGAAGTGCTGGTACTTGTCGATGTACTGGTACTTGTGCTAGTTGACGTAGAAGTGGATGTACTTGTGCTCGTTGTTGGTGCCGCAGTCGTCGTAGTCGTTGTCGTTGTTGTGCAAGAGCATGCATCACAACTCCATACGCTACCAGGGGCACATACACCGTGAGGAGGTGCTCCGACGCAACCACATTCTTCAGCAAAACATGGACAAGCTGTTGTGGTTGTACTTGTCGATGTACTGGTACTTGTGCTAGTTGACGTAGAGGTACTAGTGCTGGTCGTCGTGCTAGTTGTCGTTGTGGTTGGAGTGCAGTTATTTACCGAAGCACAAGTAGATCCAGCACCCTGGAAGACATGACCAGCGGATTCGCAGAATAGCTGAGTCACCCCTTCGTAGCACGAGTTCTGCACTGGAATGCAGCATGCGCCATTTTGCGAGGAACAGTAATTGACGCTGGCACAAGTACTGCCATTACCTTGATATGTTCCGCCAACGGATGTGCAACTAGCCTGACTTCTTTCAGAGCACCCGCCTATCGGCATACAGCACGCACCAATTGGAGTTGTCGTTGTCGGGCTAGCTGTAGTGCTGGATGTGGTTGTGTAGTACCGACAAGAAACACCAAGTACTTGGCAGTCATCAGTCCCTGGAGTACTTGGTGCCGAACTGCAACCGCAAGATCCGCACTGGTCAGATATCAGCACCCAAGAGCTTGCGGCACTATTCCAGCGATAACGGCATGGGCCTGGGCAAGGATCTGGAGTTGTACTTGTGGTCGAAGAAGTTGTCGTGCTAGGTGCAACTGTCGTATAGCAGACATCACATGGACTAGGAGGCTGAGAAGTCGTTGTAGTTGTGGTGGGTAAAGGAGTAGTCGCTTCGCGAACACATGGCGTTGTTATGGAAAGACCACACGGGCATGTATCACTATCCGTTGGATAAGAGCACCTGCAATCTCCTGAGGTAAAGCAGTCACTATTTTTTTGATCGTACCACCACCCTCTACCTTCTCCTAAGCAAACCCATACGCATTCACCAACACAAGGCTGAGGTGGAGGAGGTGGAGGATCAGGAGGATCGGGAGTGGGTATGCAAAATGTAGTAACGCACGTACAAATTTCTAATTGTCCAGTATACGGATTGCATGGGCATGACGGGTCGCACTTGTTTTCAAGCGTGATTGTTCCATTAGGCAGCAGACACCATTCACAACCATCGCTACAGTTTGGGCTGAGGCTAGTAGTGGTAGTAGTTGAGGTTGAACAATCACATGGCGTCGTCGAAGTGGTAGATCCAGCCGAGGTAGTCGTGCTTGTGGTTGACGAAGTTGTTGAAGACGTGCAGGCATTATCTACTGTAAAGTTACGATCGCAGTAGGTCGTCGTGCAGTCACCTACGGTAATTGGGCAGAACGTAGGAGGAACACACTCACAATTACCACCCGAAGTTGTTGAGGTCGGAGTGGGAGTTAAAGTCGTCGTCGCACACGGATGAGCCGTCGTAGTCGATGTAGTCGCACCAGGGCTAGTGCTAGACGTTGACGTAGAGGTCGATGTCGATGTCGATGTTGTACTATTAGAGCACGTATTCTCATCGATTACCCATACCAAGCCATCGTTACTAATCCACTTGCACGTTCCCTGACAAGTCGAAGGTATAGGAGGAACCAGTGTGGTGCTTGTCGTGGTAGCAACCGTACCACCTTTCTCCACAATGAAATACTCGCCACTGTAAAAATCCAGACTAGCAACCACCCAAGTACCGACAGCCACTGCCGACGTACCTATATGGCTCAAGGTGACTATCTCGTAGGGTATCTCTGATAAAGAACTTCCTGGTTTTTGGTAGACCTGAGCCTTACCCCTGGCTGGAGTTTCACCAGTTTGAGCCGCTATCGGTTCGATCGTCTTGCATACAAGCGTCTTACTGACATCCCACTCATCGTTCCTGGGACTAGGAAGGCTTATCTCAAAGTCTTCATACTGCTCAATCGTTGTGGTAACACCAATACGACGAGTCATCTGATAACAAACGTGACTTACTTCCTCACCAGGATGAACTAAGACCACCCCTGCGTACACACGCATATTGCGTGAATGATTCGCACGAGCAACACCCCGTATCGTCCTTGCTAGGTCATCGCGTCGGTAGTTAAGCTGAACCAAGTTCTTTATAGTAGATGTCTCGGAACAGTATTTGGTTCGCGAGGTATCGGTAACGTAATGAACCGAGCCCAGCTTCGCCCCTGGCAGACCCGTATACACACTGGCTTTCGAGCCATACTCATCTGCCGATAAAGGCAAGCGAAAACTAAGTGCAGTGCGTGACGGCCTAAACGAAACACCTACCGATGCAGGAGCATTGCCACCATTGATACCGACAGGATTGTCACCATCCCACAGCAGTTTATCCCTGCTCTGCTGTAGAATAATTGCAAGGTTAGCTTGGGTGCCATCTCTAGTTAAAAAAGAGTAGGTACCATTGGTCGGATTGAAGTAGCCAACATGACCACTCGCAGAGAGTATCTTGTGGATACAACTCCAAACCGTATCACCTTCGCACCAGATATTCTCAGCGTAACTAGCTGGAGTCGTAGCCAGCGTTGGGCACACCACACTGGCTCCCTTGTGGAAGCTAGGCATCGCCTCCCAATACTGAGCAAGAACTTGCTGATACGTGTAGGTGCTGTTGTTCGGCCAGATCTCCTCTTCCCATGTATTGGCAATCACTGCCGCTGGAGTTTTGGCAACGGTCGTAACCATGTGCCTGGGATCTTTAAGCGTCACAAAGAACAACTGGCTTGGCGAATCATCCTGGCCTATTGCTTCGACATTCGTAATCGTCCAGTAGTTGGACGTAAACAGAATATTGTCTCTGTCATCCAGAATCTCAATCTCATGCGATACAGCATTAACGCCAATGAGATCCAGAGTCTGCTTGCTGATTATCAGATAAGCTTCAGAGGGGCGCTCACCCCGATAGAGATGGATAGAGCCAGCCTTGCTGAAATAACCCTGAGAATATCTCGCAAGAGGTTCTAACCGAACTTCGGCTGGATCGATGCAGTATTGACCGTCAATCCTAAAGTACGTCACGCATTACCTCAGCGTTGGCAAAATCAAAGAAGGATTGGGGAGTATGTAGTGATACGTCCAGTGAACCGTATAAACCATGTAGCCCTGTGCGTATCTCTTCGGACTGTCCCTCTGGATAACTGTTTTGTCGCCCAGCAAATAAGGTCTTGAGTAAAGAGGCGAGGGAGGAATCGGATACGCATCAATCGCCTGCATGTGCCCAGAGTGGCTGTAGTAAACAAAACTTTGAGCGTTTCTTATTTGAAACCCAGGAGATCCAAAGCGAGTGTTGTACCACTCCACAACAGGCCCACCGTCACCAACCTGCTGAATCCTATCCTGATATTCGATGATCTGGCTGTACGAGTTCTTAAACAGCGCAGTGATACCAATCGTAAAGGTACGTTTCGTGGCGTACTCATTACCGTCACCCATTGGCCAGTTGCGGTGACTGATGACATTGCCAGTCACATTGTCAGGGTGATTGTTTGGAAGCACATGAGGAGTTGGCAATCCATTGTCTTGATAGAAGCCGGCGTCTTTGTAGTCGTCCTTGTACGCATTGATTAAGGTGTTGATCTTGTTAGTCAGATTGGCTTGGCAAGCCACCTTATCTGTGATACCGTCATCGACGTACAACTCACCTTCAAGGTGCATTGAGTAGTGCGTACCCAGTCTAAACCCTTGCTGATTGCGCTGCGGTACAATCTGGAAGTTAGCTAGCGTCACTTCATTTGCGGGATGCTGATAGTTGCCGTATCGAAAATACATTAGAGTCTATCCACTACTGATTCGATATTGCGAACCTTAACCGCCAACGCTTGTAGCTCTGTTGCCAGCTTGCCCATCACATTGACCATGCTCTGTGCAAACTCAGTAGCCTTCGATGCCGCTGCATCCATCGACCCTAGCTTCTCGCCATCGTTAACTACTTGCTGCTCACCTTGAGCACCAGGATCTGAGATAGGTGCAGGCTCAGGAATCCCAGCAACAGGTGGCGGAACTTGCTCACCACGCTGCCGCCTAAAATTCCTAGCAGCAGCTTCCTTCTCTTTCTGTGCTGCCTCACGACGCTTCTGAACTCTAGGGCTAATCTTGCCCTTACTCTCGCTTCCCTTAGCCTTAGGCGTGCTCGCAGACCCCTGGCTAGGCGCATTCCCAGAACCAGAATCCACTCCACCTAAGTCAGGAGTGTCAACCCTAAAGTCAAACTTCACACCCAGCATGTCTGAAAAGAACTGATCGCTCTTAGGATTTTGAACGAACACATCCAGTTGATCAGACTTGCTATTATCTTCTGGAACCTCTACGAAAGGATTCTCGTCTGGTATCTCTACAAAAGGATTCTCGTCAGTAGAGTTCGCAAGAAAGTTCTCATCGGAAGCAGGATCGTCTTTTTTGTCTACGACACCAGTAAGCAGAGAAGGTGATCTAGGTTTCTGTGGCTGATCACTACGGGCTTCTGGCTTTTTCTCTTCTTGTACTCTACCACCCTTCTGCGGCGACTCCTGACCTGAGGTGGCCTCGTCTTGGCCTTGCTCAGTATCTTCTCCCTCTTCCATCCCGTCATCGACTTCTGGCGACCCGCCGACGATTCCCTTTGTGAGTACATCAAGGACTCCAGTTAGACCCGCAAACAAACCAACATCAAACTGAGAAGTAGCCTTCCTGATCCTGGCCTGATCTCGCTTCTTCTTTTTGCTCGTCCTCTTCTGGCTTCTCTTTTCAGTCGACTTCAGCGCAGACGATCTACCAAACTGCCCTGGCTCCATTGCCCGAAACAGCCGATCATCAGCCTGCATGATTTTCTGAAGTCGTTTGTCAACGCTCATTAGGTGGTGCTATCGTTTGCAAAGCGAATTTCGTAGCCAGTGGCTTGGGTCGCCAAACAATCAAAGCTCATTGCCAATGGAATCTCTGTCTTGCCTGGAACCGTTGGCGTCTCATAGCTGTTTCGCAAGTGAGGGAATGTCGCAGTCAGAGAATAAGGACCAGCCGTAAACGCCAGTGATCCAGCAAACCCAGTCGACCAAGAATTGAACGCATTCGTGTGCGTCGTCGTCAAAAATGGATTCTTGACCTGCAAGCGAACTGTCCTTCCAAGCGGCAAGAAGCAGGTAGGCGTAAGACTGTTTCGCATACGAGGCGCAATACGATTATCGATCGACAACGCAAACTCATCGAAAGGACGAGAGTTACCATCCAGGGTCAGAACGCCCTGACCGAAGACATACGGATCATGCTGCCCACCTTCCTGTAGCGCTGGAGCCGTTCCAGGCCAAGTCGGAGGCGATGCATCGTCAGGGCCAACCTCCGTCTTGGCGTAGATGAGCAGCACCATGTCAATGACTTCAGCCTCACCACCTTCGCTCGGCCCAGACTGGCCACGGAAGATAGCCTGCCCCACCACACAGTCGTCGTATCGGAACACTCCGTTGTCACGATGAACCAACATACCGAACGACGGCAAGGTCTCAGCAGGATCAATGTTATTCCCTACCTTGCTGCCACCCAGAATGCGAGGAAGCCAGTTGTCTAGTGCTAGCGGTCCTGGCTGCAAGTGCAACCGCCCTACCGGCACATAAGATGTCTTCACTCGCCGCGAAGACGGCTCAGCCCTGGTCCCCCAGATAACGCGACCACCTGCTGTAACGCGACGGGTCTGCATCGACTCGTACACAAAAGCGTATGGCTCGCTGTTAGCATCAAACACATGCACTGAAGCCCCTGGCTCCACAAGCAGTTTTGTTAAGGAGCCTATTGCTCCGCATGTTCCTGGCATTGTCAATCCCTCCCTGAATTGTTCTCTCTACGTGGCTTTCTCTCTACGGTGCCCACACCAACTTGACCGGACCTGCCAGCAAAACCTCCTCGCCAGCACTCATGTCTCGCAAAGAAAACCGCAGCGTAGATAGCTCGTATCGTGTGAAGATAAGACTCTTAGTGAAAGTAACCTTATTGACCAGCGTAACGGAAAGCGAACCGTTTGAAGTTTTCGCGGTGTATAGTGTCTTCTTGCTGGCTGTATCGGCAAACCGAAGCTCAAGGTTCTTGCCGGTCAGATTGATTGGATTCTGGTCTGCGTCTAACGCAAAGAAAAATTGCAAACCAGTCTCGCCAGTGTATATCTTGATAGATGCCTCAATCGCCCTATCCTCTTGTTGCAATAGAGTCGGATAGACATAAGATCCGCCACCGGCTTGCTCCAAAGCCTTAGCAGTGTACTGAGCGTTTGCAGTGCCAGATCCAGTTATCATTTGAATTAGGTCGGAGAACATTGTAGCTACGCTTGAGCTAATGCGACTTAGCAGCGTAGACACACCACTTGAAATCGACGTTACAGTAGACCCTACCGCATCTACACTACTCTGGCTGGACCTTGAACTGACAGAAGTATCAATACGGCCTAATTCTGTGGTTAAGTTAGTACGAACCGCCGATGCAATCGCCGCATTGTCCACTGTGATGTTGTCAATATCCGAAGCTAAACCTGAAAGCTGGGTATCCAGGTTGGCTGAGGCTAAGCCGACCGCAAACCGAACTTGAGCTTGTGTAAGCCCTCCAGTAAGAGAATTTGCATCCACTTGGTTTGGAGTTGTAAATGTCAACTGATCCGTCTTGGACTTGATTGCTGCGATACTCGTGTTGTCAGGAGCCGTGTAGCCTCCAGATGACAACCTAGTGCTGGTAGCAACATCAATACGAGAAAGCTCCGTAGCCAGTTCTGTTCTCACGGCTGTGGCATTTGATGCCGATGACGGAGGTGCCGTGTAGCTTGCGCTTGCAAGCCTCGTAGATGTAGCCACATCAATTCTGGCTAGCTCTGTCGTTAATTCTGTACGCACTGCTGAAGCAACTTCACTTGCCGCGTCCGAGGCCAGCGCCGAAGCATTCACCGCATTCGCATTTATTGTGCCCACTGTTACCGCGTTCGTTACGCTGCCAACGGAGCCAGTTACCGAAGCTATGGTCACATCGCTGGCAACCTTAGCATCTGTAATCGCATCATTCGCTATTGAACTTGCTGTGATGACACCGCTTGCCATAGCACCAACAGATGAATCCATGCGACCGCTAACAAGTGTCGCCGGTAATCGCGTTTGAATATTGTCGGTATCTGCTTGGATCGCTGCTGCCTCTGCTGCGGTTGCTACGCCGTTCGTTACCACTGCATCATACGTTGCAGCAACGAGAACATCGTAGCGATGATTACTCATTGCCATTGCGGAGTTGTTCACGATGATGTCTAAGCGTCCAAGACTGTCTGTGTTGGAAACGGTTAATGCAATCGTGTAGTAACCATTTGTTGAAT